CCTAGTCCTTTTTTAACTATAGCTAGTGCTTTATCGTCTAGGTCGTTATCTGTTTGCTCGACAAGCTTTTCTAATAAGTCTACAACGAAGCCTTTAAACTTGTCACTTTTTAAAAAAGCCAAAACGATTGGTTTTAGAATTGCTAGCATTTTCTTGTTTAGGTAGTAATGTTTGTATTGGTACTATATCTTGGCACAAGTGGGCTACACGTGTACCGGGGCGTATAGCAAAACCCCTTTGTTGCAGCTCTGCACACTTCAACGCTCGTACAAGCTCAAAGTCTAGCTGCATTTTTTCTTCTTGACGTTTAGCTATGCGTCTACATTGCTTAAGACCTTCTCTGTCCAAAGGAACCATAAAGTTAACTTGGAAACCCCAGTTCTCGCTTATGACATATCCATCTGGATCTACAGGTTCGGTATCGTTGCCCATATAGAACGGGCTAAAAGTCATGGTTGACCCATTACATGCAATGTTTGGGCCGTAGTTTTGACGTGACGACGCACCGTTGTTTTGAAACTGTACGGCTTGGTTAGTCACGTTGCCTGTAGCTGCTGCCACAGGGTTAGAAGTATTATTAGTCTCAGCGTACGTTGGTGTTACTGTGAGAATACAGAGAGCGATGTAGTAGTAGAGTTTATTGTGTAGTTTGTTGTGGTATCCCACTGCTCTACTAAACCAGCTGCTCTGGTTGTTGTTTCTAAATTCCATGGTAACGAAGTATCTGTTACTGAGAAGGTTGTACCAGTACCGGATATATCGGCTGATGGTGTAACATTACTGCCTGACCATGTGGACACTTCAGCACCGTACACTTGCTTTTGCGTAACTTCTGTAATAGTTTGAGTGGTAGTTGTTGTACTGTTCATACTACCAGTTGTAAACTGAGGTGTAACAGTATTTGCTCTTGCTATGCTGGGTGATAACAGAGCTAAGAGAAGAATTAGTTTCTTCATACTTTTGGTGTGTCTTGTTTTTTCATCATTGGACAAGAAGTTGGTTTATTACCGTTGTTCTTACCTGTAGTAAGCCCGAATGTAGAAAGTGCTCCCGTAAAAATTGAAGCTACGAAAGTTATATCGTTACTACCAGACTTCTTAATCATTGGTATCTCTACATAATTTAAAGTGATAATAAACCCAGACCAGACAACTACAGCTAGCCGCACTATTGCAGCCAGTATAGCCATCTGTTCATCATGGTCATCTATACCTTCTTTTATTTTTGTAAAGATACCTTTCTTTTTTTCTTCCATTTATCTATCTTGCCTTGTAAGAACTTTTGTACTCGTTTCTTAATTACATCAAAAAATGGTGTAGCAAGGGTGGTTGTAGCCACAGCTGCTACCGCCGTAGTTACGGCTGTAACCATAACTTCTGTTGACGGTATCGGCATCTGTATATCTATAATAGGTATATCTAACTTTCTTGTTTGAGGTTGCACCTCTTTGGTTTCTGCTGGTTGTGTCCCTTCTGGATTGCGAAGATCGCTCGGAGGTACAACCAACGGGATGTAGGATGGAACATCTGCTGTAGGGAGAGGTATTGAGGGGGTTTGTATGGTAGGAAAGGTGGGTATTTCCATTTATGCAGATATCTCTAAGCAAGTTAGGTCAGAGGATAAACCAGCAACATAAGATTCGTTACCGTGACTGTTACCTCTGTTAAAATACATCTGTCTACCTCCGTTATCAGCGTGTGATAATCTGACTCCATATGTATGAGTACCAGCTCCGGGAGTATCTAAGAAAATTATATTTGTTTGATAACCATAGTTGTCGTTACCACCAGCGTAAGCTCTTGAAACTTGCTGAGTATTTCCTCCACCAGATTGTGTACCTATACAAATAGGAGTACTACCTCTCATTAAAGTTGCGTACATAACGTGAGTTGAGTCCATACCGGGTGAGAAACTAGCCATTACTAGCACTTTATTACTTCCCGAACTCATAGTAATTGATCTAGTAAAACCAGAAATTACACCAGTATTACCGCCTTGGTTAATGTTAGGAAATGTTAATGCTCCAGTTTTCTGTGTAGAAACTGCTTGAAGCACCATGCTGTTGTTTGGTAAATTTATCTTACCATTGCTAAGTAGCTCAATATTGTTTGAGCCACTAGAAGCGTGTTTAATACTTGTAACTTTTAATGTAGACATAATTAAGCTTTAGGATTGTCTGATTTTACTTTAGCAATAGCATCTTTCCATGTAGTTGTGCCGTTAACAGCATCCCAATACTGCATGTCCATTTGCTCTTGCCATGTAGGAAAAGCTTTCATTCGCTTCTCCTTATATTTTAACTTATCTAGTTCAGCCTGAGCCGCAGCAAGTTTGTCAGCGTCTGGTGTAAAAACTTTACCATCTAAGCCATAGATAACATCGCCATCTATGTATTTTATTTGTGTAGGATATGCTCTACACGCTGCATCGTGATTTAATGCCATAATTAAACTATTGTGTATGTTGTGTTATCGGCAATTGTTAGCGTGCCTGTTATTGTTATTGGGCCCGCAGACATTGCGTTCTTACCCGAAGTTGTTGATACTGTGCTACTTATTACGTCTTCATTTTCATGTATACAACCGTCAGCAATAGCAGAAGATAAACCTGTAAGGTTTGACCCGTCAATAGCAGGCAAAGCTCCTGTTAACTTAGAAGCAGACATTGAGTTAATCTTTGCATCTGTTACTGCACTATTTGCTATCGCAGATGTAGTAACTGCACTTCCATCTAACTTAGAAGAATTAACTGCTCCGGCAGCTAATTGACCAGTGTCTACAGCACCAGTACCTATTTTAGCTCCAGTAACTGCGTTGTTTGCAATCTTAGCTGAAGTAATTGCACTATCTACAATAAAGCTAGTTTGTACAGCGTTCCCTGCTATCTTATCAGATGTAATAGCATTATTAGCTATTTTATCTGAAGTAACTGCATTGTTTAAAAGTTGGCCAGTTCCTACTGCGTTTGAATTTATTTTAGCTCCAGTAACTGCGTTGTTTGCAAGCTTAGCTGTTGTAACTCCATCATCTGCTATTTGTGCAGTTCCTACTGCATTAGCTGCTATTTTAGCTGCTGTAACTGCACCAGTATTTATTTTAGTTGAGCTTATTGAGGCATCGGCTAGTTCAGTGTTAGCTACAGCACCAGCTGCAATTTTAGCAGTTGTGACTGCATCATCTGCAATCTTGGCTGTAGTTACATGAGAATCTACAATATGTTCTGTTCTAACAGCATTATCAGCTAACTTAGCTGAAGTAACTGCATCTGCTGCTATTTTAGCTGCTGTAACTGCATTGTTAGCTATAGTCAAAGAACCACTACCAGTCACATCACCTGTATGTGTTGCGTTGGTATTCTTTGCTGTGTTTGCATTTATATCATTAACAATAGAGTTAGCTAACTTATCTGTTGTAACTGCATCATCATTAATACTTTGTGTATGTACAGCACTATCAGCTAATTGTGCAGTATTTATAGCATCATCAGCTACCTTTGCATTTGTAACCGCATCATCAGCTATATTAGCTGTACCAAGTAACCCAGCACTTAACCCACCGCTAGAGGTTGTTGTTAAGACACCATTGTTTGTAAGACTATTAGGAAATGTAAGTGTATAACTTGCAGCTGCACTATGAGGTGGTGATTTTAATTTAATACCATGGCTGTTTGCTTCACAGTTAAGTTGTAAAGTACCACCATTACCTCCAGCACCTTTAACTTCGACATTACCGTTGCCATTAGGTTGAAGAGGAATATTGCCGTTAGTTTGACTTGTAAATATTTGATTTCCATTTGTATCAAAATTACCGCCTAGCTGTGGAGAGCTATCTTCAACTACGTTGGCAATAGCGTTAGCTGCTACGTTATCTAATTTATTACCATCCGCAGCTATATCACGACCATCTACGTTACCAGATACAACTATGTTACCTGTTACCCCTATACCACCAGACTGTATTTCTAGTTTTGTAGAGCCACCAGTTTGTAACTGTAAAGTACCTGTACCTTGGTCGTTAACTAGAGAGTTATTACCATTATGATATATCTCTAATCCGTCAGAGCTTGTACCAAATATAGCCTTTACGTTATCATTATGTATGTTACTACCAGTAAATGTATTACCAGTTTTAAGAGCAAAGTCACCTGTAGTTGTAACACCGTCTACCCAAGCACTTCCAGTATATACCTTAAGCGAGTTAGATGTAGTGTTAAAAAACAAGTCTCCTGTATCTAAGCTAGTAGTAGGGTTGTTTGAGCCTATACGATACTGGTTAGCAAAATTATTAACACTCGATAGATTGCTTGCTACTGTATTAATATTAGATATAGAACCAGCAGTTGTGTTTACATTAGAAATAGCCCCAGCTACTGTATTAATATTACTTGCATTAGATACAGCACTATTTATGTTACTAGAGTTACTAGCTACTGATGTAACATTAGATGAGATACCGGCTACTGTAGTAACATTTGCGTTTATACCAGCAACAGTATTTATATTACTTGCATTAGCCTGTACTGCATTTATATTGGTTGCATTGCCAGCTACGGCATTTACATTACTAATATTATTACCGACAGTATTTACATTAGTTATAGCACCAGCTACTGTCCCAATATCACTCGCGTCGGCTGCAACAGCATTTACGTTAGATATGCTGTTTGCAACTGTTGTAATATTAGATGCTACGCCAGCTACAGTTGTAACCTCTGTGGCTTTTGGTACTAATCTGTGAAATGCGTATGTATGTAATGTACTTGTAGATTCTACCAAGAATCCAAAGCCCGTAGGTATGGTAGAAGGTACACCAGTTATAGTAATGTTAGCATTGTTAGCTAAGTTGCCGTTACTTATAGTTACAGTTGTGCCACTAGGAACTAAATTAGTTGTAGCTGCTTTAATACTTAATACCGATGACTGACCTGTAGTACCTTGTGGGTTATCGTTAGGAAAAGCCTGCTCACTAGCTATGACATCAAAACCACCGACATCATCTATAAGGTCAATAATTCTGTCGTTGATAGCTGCGGTTGTAGCAATCGTAGTATCGTTGTCAGGAAATGTATCACCATCTTTGATTGTCTCACCAGAAGCTATGTTAAAGTATCTAGCGTCTGATTCTGTTTCAGTAAAGTATCTACCATCAAGAGCACCATTAGTTAACTCTGTTTCAGTAAAGTATCTGTTATCTAACTGACCAGCATTTAACTCAGTCTCTGTAAAGTATCTGTTGTCTAGCTGTCCAGCATCTAGTTCAGTTTCTGTGTAGTATCTGTTATCTAGTGAACCGCCTTGAATCTTAGCATCTGTGATTGCACCATTTGCTATTTTAGCTGTAGTAACTGCATCATCTTTTATTTCAGCGGTGTCGACTGCGTTATCAGCTAGCTTACTATTAGATACAGCATTTGTTGCTATTTTTGCTTCTGTAACTGCACCATCTGCTATCTTAGCTGTAGTTACATTTGCATTAACAATGTTAGCTGTAACTACTGCATTGTCTGCAAGTTTTGCTTCTGTAACTGCGTTGTTTGCTATCTTGGCTGTAGTAATATTTACGTTTGCAATATGCTGTGTGTCAATAGACCCGTCTACGTAATGCTCAGAGTCTATACTGTCATCAGCAATTTTTGTACCATCTACTATATCTGCTGCTAAGTGAACACGGTCAATAGACCCGTCTACATAGTGTTCAGAGTTTACTGCATTGTCAGCTAACTTAGTGCTATCTATAGCATCTGCCTCTATCTTAGCTCTAGTTACATTAGCATCAGCTATTTTAGCAGTTGTTACCGCACTGTTTACTAATTTATCTGTAGTAACAACAAGATCTTCTAAATCATAACTTTGTATCTTTTGATCTTGTTGTTCTTGAATTGCTCTAAGAACCTGTTTCTGGTTATTGTTTAAATCATCTGCTTTAACAGAAGCTCCAGCTTGGTATGTAGCTCTACCTTCTACAGCAGTATTACCGTTGTTTAGTACATCTGTTTTACGTATCACACGAACAACGCTAGGACTGCTTGGAGCTGTACCTATCCAGTCTACGGTGCTTTGACCATTAGAGCTGTAAGGGTTTATGTTATAATGAACGCCAGCAGTCTTCTCGACACCATCAACATATACTAAAATTTCATCGGATGAGAATGTAGTAATTGTAAAGTTGATGTCAGATCCTGTGGCTGTTGTTTGTAAAAAGGATTGTTGTGACATTATTTATATATGTTGAGGATGTTTGCTGAAGTTGAACGCTTAG